TCAAATTCAATGTCTGTTACCAGATACATTGTTTCTTTCATTGGGAACTCCGTTGGTGATGTACTTATTATAGTGGCATCATAACCACTATGCAATGGTGAGTGGACAGTTATCTAACTGTCACTGTTCCCACCATAGTGCATTGAAATGTGCTATGTTAAGATACTCATCAGTGTGCCATCTTTCAACATCATCAGGTGTTGAATCTTCAGGTAGGAATACAAATTCTTCACAGAAGTACTCTGCACTAATGCCTCCAAGACGATCACACGCCTGAAGAACATCGTCACACCCATCAGCATCCATACCCATTTCATCAACTAAGAAGTCAATGTCAGTGAAAATTTGATTTGAAGTTGTGTTCATTGTGCTAAATCCCATAAAGTTTGAAAAGATTCAATCCATCTTACCTGTTCTATGGTAAGTTCAGATTTGTTTTGTTCATCAGCAGAAACATAGGGTAAACCTTGTTCTGAGAGATAGTTCTCATAGACCTGAACTAGCAGATCTACTTCATCAAAGACTTGCATAGGGAACCTCTTTGGTATGTACTTATTATAATGGTAACAATGCCTTACTGGTAGTCTTTTGTGCCACTTTCTTAGCTGGCACATCAAGTGTTTCCATTACAATTTGCTTTGGTAACATATTCCAACAGTAATAACTGCTACTAAACGTGATCTTATCATTATTTCTACCATCAGGACTAATAAACTTCATTCTCTTATCAAACATAAGCAACTGCAAGTCTTTATCCATAAACAACTGTTTGGGTGCAGAGTCATTTAACCAAGTATTAGTCATTATCAATGCAAAGGGTTTATTGAATGATAATGCACGTTCAAAATACTTTCGCTTATTGGTAAATGGTGGATTAGATACCATTACATCCCACTCAAATGGTTCATACTCAAAGAAATCTCTTCCAGTACCAATATGAGAGTATGTAACCTCATTTTGCTCTTGTATTTGCTTTACAAACTCACTCTCTTGTGTATCAAAAGGACACCATACAATAGCATCCTTTGGAATATACTTAAGAATGGGTTTAACACCATAATCAGGGGTGTAACATTCATCGTTACTACCACCTGAGTACATCAGTTTTCCACTATCTAAATCCTTCATAATCAACCAATAATACAAATGCCAATAGAGTAAATCTCCTTCTTAGATACTGTAACACCAATTCTAGGATCTTTGGCGTTACCTGATCTTTTCTTAGGATACTGTCTGTTTGCTTTAGGTATTACAATGTTTAGAACATCTTCACACCTTAATCTCCATACTTCCTTCACTATAGATCCTTCATAACGTGCATAGTAATGATTCCTATACTTACCAATCTTATCTTCAATCAAGTATCTCTCTTGCTCTTCCCAAGTATCCTGAACACTAATGCCATTATAGGTTGCATTAATGTTTTTTGCAATAGTGGATTTATACTCACATCCACCATCCTCATCAAAGGCATCTGCACCTGAGTAATCATCAGCAATCTTATGACCTAAGATCCCTGCTAAATGAATTTCTCTTGATCGTGCATAAGAGAATGGATCACCCCATCCTTCAACTTCACATAAAGCATATAATTGCTCATAAAGTTGTCTGTATCGTTCTTCGGGAGTCATAGAACCTCAGTTGTTATTCATATTATAGCAGATTAGAGGATCATTTCAAGTAATAATATGACAGTTATTAAACTGACACACTTATATGTTTCTATTCCTGAAATAGGATAATATATCCTTTGATTCTCCAGTAGGTACAGCAGTAAGAATTATTCTATCTGCTATCTCCATAATCAATTCAGAAGATAGATCACCACCAAAGTCACAAGTCCCATCCTCCTTCTTATTACCTAACTTCTCACATAATGCGTCACCTATGACCTCAAGATAGAAGTCTCTCAAACGCTCATCTTCATTAATGTAGTCAATAACGTCACTTACAAGTGTATCTGCAAGTTTGCTAATTGTTTTTTCAGAAAGTTGTGACATTGTAAATCAATTAGATAATGTAATGTTAGCATATCGGGCAGATTCTTCAACCTTTACTTCAATTTCCTCATAAATGTGTGAAAAATCCCACCCTTTTTTAATATCATTGGCAATGTATTCAATCTGCTCTTTGGTTAATCCAAGTTGTAGATCCTCTACTGCCTCAGTGAGATTAACTGAGAGTGTTACTGGTTCCATTAGCGTTGCTCCACTGACCATAGTGATTTATCTATACATTCTTCACAATGTTGGCACTGTAGACCACACCAACTGAAGTGATAAACTTTAGTGATTGATCTACAATTAGGACACATAATGTGCTTACCACGCTTACCTGCCCTTACTCTTGGAGTAATAGGTTTGAATGACATTGTTGTAGTAATCATTGGTTATCACGAATGAATTTGTTTACTTCTAAATTCTCCTGAAATTCTGTAATTTCCATTGAATCTACTAAACGATCAACACACTCTGCATAATCACCATTAGTGTCTATAACACATTGTGCTACATCATTAGCATTATAATCATAAAACTTATCAACTGTACCTTCTAATACTTCAAAGATCTTATCAATATCTTCCCTACATTCAGGGTCATAACCATTACTATCAAGTGGATTATATCCCTCCAATATGAAAAGAATGGTAGAGATTTGACCTTCAGTAAGTGTTACATTGTGAAGACGATTAAGATCTTCCTCAACACTTGGTTTAAATGGTTTCATAGTCATAATACTTCCTCAACTAAATTGATCTCCCAATCTGATACCCACTCTTTAACAACTTCAAAAGAGTTTATATCATTATCAGCAAGTTCTCTTGCTTCATCTTCATTTTGTGCTTCAACTTCCACTATGAAACTGGTAGTTTCCATACACTCAATGTGATAAGTTTTCATTAGATTTTCCCCTGAACGTGTTTGATTTGTTGAAAGATTTGATATGCTTCATATTCAGTTATGTCCTCTCTTATTTCATTTCCATTCTCATCTTCTGTTGTGATTAGATCACCTTCAATATACTCAACTGTCTCTGCTAAAATATCATACAGAGCAGCGAATTGAGCATTGGTTAGATGCAATGTTCTTGCCATTAGTTTGAACCTCCTACCAATTTGTTGTTTAAGGATTCAAAGATGGCATTAGGATCAGAATCAAAGTCTCTAAAGTCTTCATCCTCATCTTGCCAATCGTCTGACATCTTTTCAACGATGTCAAATTGTAAAGCAGTTCCAAGTATGTCAAGTAGGAAGTGCTGTTCATCTTTAGTAAGATTGATTTGCATCAGTGTGGGAACCTCATTGATTACTTTCTTATTATAGTGGGGTGAACCACTAACGTGAAGTAGCTTTGTGACAGTTTAGGAACTGATCCAAGACTTTGATGATAGGAAGTTTAATCGACTAAACTTCTCACGATTGACCAGTTTGAATGTGCCATACCTATTCCACATAACATAACCTTCACCATCTATCTCATCATTGTCATCATACGTTGTAAACCAAGCATCATTAGTGCATACACTAAGTGCATCCTCTTTTATATTCTTTACTAACTTCCATAATCTCATCAAATTAATGTTAACATTATGAACATCAGATATTATTCCCAATTCCTTCTCAGTAAAGTCATTACCGACTCTAATACAATGATTAATGGTCTTTTTAATAGTATTACTCTTTGCTACCGTCACAAAGTCAACCATTTGTGCTATTTGTTTTGCAAACGCTAAGTATTCTCTAATCTCATCAGTAATATTATACTGTGAGTTACATTGCACGAATAAAACATTATCATAATCACTGAATAAGATATGCTCTAATGGTTTTGCAATAGTATCAAGTAATGTATTACCAACAACATCATACACTGTATGAGGTGCTACGATGATATTATGATTGATCTTATGTGGAAAAAGATAACCTATAGTATTGGGTTTATACCAGTCATCACCACCAAACCCTATAAAATCACCCTGATAAATTCTCTCAGTTCTTGGTAAATTATGAAAACATATTGTTAATATCTTCTGCAATTCCTTATCAGGATGATTTCTCTCTATATCTTCAATAGATTCATTTATTTTCTTCTTAATCTTATTAAAAACACTCTTAGTGCCAACAAAAAACTTACCACTCTCAGGGTTGGTTCCCCATACAATAGACGGACTACCATCTATTTTAAGAGATATTTTACTCTTAGTGGTAAACCAGTCTAATACAGAGAGATCACCTGTTAGAATAGAATCTTCAGGGTGTTCGATGTGTTTTAATTGCATTTTAAAGAAGATGCCGAGGTAGTCTATTATTAAAGTAACTATTATCTAACCAAACGCCCCACATATCAAACGCATACTGATTATATAGTGTTTTTTCTTCTGAAAATGCCTCTATTTCGTGAGGTTGACTCAAATATTCTACTTCAGATATATTCTCACCTTTCCAATGAAACTTACCACTTTTCATCTTCAAGGTTCCCTTTACCCATTGACGTAAATGAACCAATTCGTGCAATAGAGTTTGAATGTAAGTTTTCTCATCCATATTGGATTGTAACTCAATCTCAAAGTCTCTAGGGTTATGTGAAGTGCCTATCCAGTCACAATAACCCATAGCATCTTCTCTTATCATACCACGATGATGAACAGTAACATCAAGATGGTGGCGTGGTAAGAATTTGTTTATAAACCAAGTGGTAACACTCTCACACCTGCGTTTAGAATAACCGTATCCACTATAATAGATACGACTCTTGTTCCCCAATGAAGTGTCCATAAGAATGATAGAATGAATAAGAGTTTTTCTTT